CATTCCGCCTACGGACCCGGTCACAGAGAACATGAATGCCCTGCAGATGAAGCCCATCAAGGCGTTTATCTATCAGGACCACGAAGCGCACATCCAGACCCACATGTCCTTTGGTCAAGACCCGCGTTTGCAGGGAATGCTCCAGCAGGCCCCGCAGGCTGCTCAAGCCATGCAAGCCGCTTTGGCATCCCATGTGTCGGAACATCTGGCCTTTGCTTACCGACAGCAGATCGAAAAACAGTTGGGCATGAAACTGCCTCCTCCGGGGGAACCTCTTCCGGAAGACATCGAATACCGTATTTCCCAGTTGGTGGCCCCGGCTGCGGCTCAGGTTTTGGGCAAAGCCCAGCAGGAAGCCCAACAGCAACAGCAACAGCAACAAGCCCAAGATCCGGTACTCCAGATGGAAATGCAGAAACTTCAACTGCGGGCGCAGGAAATCCAGCAAAAAGCCCAAGCCGATATGGCGCGGGTTCAGGCCGATATGCAGAAAGCCCAAATGCGGATGCAGGCCGAAAAGGACCGCCTCAAGACCCAAGAGCGTATCGAAGGTGCGCGTCTGGGTGTCCAGATCGCTGCAACAAACTCCCAGAACGAACTCCAGTCAAAGGAGATCGCCTCAAGGGACAAGGTTCAGGGTGCCAAGTTGGGCGTAGAAATCGCCAGAGAGTTGCTGAACCAAAAGCAGCGTGAGCCGAAGTAATGCCTGTAACCGACAATCTTGCGGAGTTTCTCCGTAAATCCTTACGTCAGCAGATGAACGACATGGCCGACCACATCGCTGGAGGAGGCTGTGCAGACTTCGCTGAGTACAAGAGGTGTTGTGGCGTTGTGGAGGGCTTGGCCCGCGCTGAACGAGAACTACTTGACCTCACACAACAAATTGACGATGATTAAACACGTTATCAACTTCACTGGTTAAACAGTGAACCCTCGCCCCGAAAGGGGTGCAATCTCCCCGCAAGGGGTGCAACCGCCGAAAGGTGCAGGAAAACATGTCAGAAAACGACACTAAAGTCGCAAGTCAGTTACCCAAACCGACTGGGTACAAACTCCTCATCGCCCTCCCTAACCCGGAAGAAAAGACAGAAGGTGGCATTCTCAAGGCGACCCAGACTCTGGAAGCCGAAGAAATTGGCAGCATTGTGGGTTTTGTCCTCGCGGCAGGCCCGGATGCTTACAAGTCACCCGACCGCTTTCCCTCTGGCCCCTACTGCAAAGAAGGGGACTGGATCATGATGCGTTCCTACTCCGGAACCCGCTTCAAGGTCCACGGGAAAGAGTTCCGTCTCATCAATGACGATAGCGTTGAAGCCATCGTTGAAGATCCACGAGGGGTAGTTAAGGCATGAGCGCAGAAGCCTCTGAACTGTCCCGTGAGGACAAATTTTTCGGAGTGACAACTCCGTTGCAAATCCCTGAAAAGGAAACCCCTGAGGCGAAAGCCACAGAGCAAGTCGAACTGGAGATCGTCGATGATCTTCCTAAGCAGCCGGTTAAACAGGCTGAGAAGGAAGAGAACGATGAAGAACTGTCGGACTACAGTGACAAAGTCCGCAAGCGCATCAACAAACTCAAGTACGAGCAACACGAGGCCCAGCGCCAGCGTGAGGCTGCTGAGAAGATGCGCGAAGAGGCTGTCCGCTTTGCCCAGCAAGTGGTCGCCAAAAACCAGCAATACGAGTCATTGATCCAACGCGGTGAAGGCGCACTCGTCGCCCAGATCAAGTCCCGTGCATCGTTAGCCCTTGATCAAGCCAAGTCTCTCTACAAAGAGGCTTATGAGGCGGGGGACGCTCAGAAGATCATTGATGCTCAAGAGAAACTCCTCAATGCCCAAACGGAATTCCGTGAGGCAGAGAGGCATGAGCGTGTTCTTCAGAACCGTCCTCGTCAGCAGGCTCCACAGCCTCAGTACACCCCGCAGAACTATGTTCCGCCTCAGCCTCAGGTTCCGCAGCCCAGTTCAAAAGCACTGGATTGGACCAAGAAAAACCCATGGTTCGGTCCGCAAGGCAACCGTTCCATGACTGCGTTGGCTTATGGAATTCATGAGACTCTGATCCGTGAAGAGGGCGTCAAAGCCGACACGGATGAGTACTATCAGAAAATTGATGCTGCCATGCGGCAGCGTTTCCCAGATTACTTTGAGAAGGATGAGGAAGTCCAAGTGACCTCTGCACCCGCTCAACGCACCCCCTCAACCGTGGTAGCGCCGTCGAATCGAAACAACGGCGCAAGGCCACGCAAAATACAGTTGACTGCATCACAAGTCTCTCTCGCTAAGAGGCTTGGCATTTCCCCAGAGCAGTACGCCAAACAACTCATTAAGGAGAGTTCAAATGGCTGATGAGCGCAAAGTTCGTATCGACCGTGCAGCCGAATCGCGTCCTAGTGACTCGTGGTTGCCGCAATCCGCGCTTCCGATCCCGGAACAGAAAGATGGTTGGGTGTTCCGCTGGATTCGCACTTCTTCTTTGGGACGTTCGGATAACACCAACGTCTCTCGTCAGATGCGTGAGGGTTGGGAACCCGTCAAGGCAGAAGATCATCCTGAGTTGAAGATCATGTCTGACATCAATTCCCAGTTCAAAGGTAATGTCGAGGTGGGTGGTTTGCTTCTTTGCAAAGCCCCTATTGAGAAGATGTTGCAACGCCAGAAGTACTTCCAAGAACTCTCTGACCGTCAGATCGACGGCGTGGACCGCAGTTTCATGCGGGAAAATGATCCGCGTATGCCGCTCCTTAACCCGGAGCGTTCAACGCGCAGCACTTTCGGACGAGGTTAAATCCTTTTCTTTCCACTTTTAGAGGTAACTTAAATGGCTTCAGGAACTGATGTTACGGTCCCTTATGGGTTCCTGCCGATTAACCTCATCGGCGGTCAGGTATTTGCGGGTTCCACCCGTATGTACCCGATTCAGTACGGCTACGCGACGGACATCTTCTACGGTGATTTCGTCAAGGTCGTGCGAGGTTCGGCCACTCGTGTCGCAATCGATTCATCTACGAATTCGAACGCTGTTACGGGTGTTTTCTTTGGTTGCTCCTACACTGATCCGGTGACCAAGGACAAGCGTTTCTCCCAGTACTGGCCTGCGTCCACGCTGGCTGGTGATGCGGTGGCGTATGTCGTTGACGATCCGGACACGGTGTTCAAGGCTGCTGTTTGCTCGTCCGGAACAACGATGGCTTCGGGCGCGTATGCGCTGGTCGGAACCAACCTTGCTTGCATCGACAACACGGGCAACGTGAACACGGGCAATTCGAAGAACGCGATCCTCGCGCCTGCGGATACGCCTGTTAGCACGATCCTCCCGCTGCGTTGTGTGGGCGTGGTACCGGAGACTTCCATCTCGTATACGGCGACGGGTTCGTCCTCTGGCGTCACCCTGACCCTCACGGGTTCGGGCGCTCCGGCGGCGCTTCCGATTGGCACGAGCGTGGCTTACCGTGCATCGAACGGCCAGATCATTGAGACTGGTTCGTTTGTTGATACGGCGGCTGCGGCTGGCGATACGTCCATCACCCTGAACGCCGCGATTGCGGTGCCGGGTTCGGTGGTTGCTATCCCGGCTTCGTCCACTGTCATCTTCACGATCTACCGTGAGTTGTTGGTCAAACTGAACGTTCTGACCCACGGCTACTACAGTAGCGTCACTGCCTAAAGGAGTTCTGAGAAATGGCTATTTCACGCGCACAAATGCTGAAGGAACTCCTGCCGGGGCTTAACGCCCTTTTCGGCTTGGAGTACCAGAAGTACGAAGACGAGCATACGCTCATCTACGAAACCGAAAACTCCGAAAAGGCTTTCGAAGAGGAAGTCAAGTTGTCGGGCTTCGGCACGGCCCCGGTTAAGCCGGAAGGTCAGGCCATTGCCTACGACAACGCGCAGGAGGCTTGGACGGCTCGTTACAACCACGAGACGATTGCCATGGGCTTTTCGATCACTGAGGAGGCCATGGAGGACAACCTCTATGACCAACTCTCTGCTCGTTACACCAAGGCTCTCGCCCGTGGTATGGCGAACACCAAGCAGGTCAAGGCTGCGGCTCTTCTGAACAACGGCTTCACCACCTTCCAGTCGGGAGACGGTGTGACGCTGTTCAGCACGGCTCACCCCCTTGTCAACGGTGGCACCAATGCCAACCGTCCGACTGTGGGTGCGGACCTCAACGAAACGTCGCTGGAAGACGCAATCATTTCGATTGCAAACTTCGTGGACGAGCGCGGTCTTCTGATCGCTGCCCGTCCGCGTCGTCTCGTTGTTCCGTCCAACTTGATGTTCGTTGCAGAGCGCCTCATGGAGACCACTCTCCGCACGGCGACCGCTGACAACGACATCAACGCGATCCGTAACATGGGCGCGATCCCGGAAGGCTACGCTGTCAATCATTACCTGACTGACACGAACGCCTTCTTCCTCATCACGGATGTCCCGAACGGTATGAAGCACTTCGTGCGTACCCCGCTCTCGACCTCCATGGATGGCGACTTTGATACCGGCAACGTCCGGTACAAGGCTCGTGAGCGTTACTCGTTTGGTGTCAGCGATCCGCTTGGCATCTACGGTTCGCCGGGTTCGACCTGATAGCCCACAAGGCAATAGAGAGGGGGACGAAAGTCCCCCTTTCTTTTCATGGTGTTGTGGTGTTTAATCGGGTTACCGGGATAATTGAGTTCACCAGACAGACCCGGCTGACGGTATGCAGACTGGTGAACTACTCGCATACGAGGTTTAAACATGGCTAAGACTACTTTTTCTGGTCCGGTTGAGTCGGACAATGGCTTTATCGGTGATGTGTCCGCGACGGTCATCAAGGCTGCTTCAGGCACGGTCACTAACCTTCTTTGCACCTCCCTGACGGTCGGCAGCACCAAGTTTGCCGTGGCGGTCAATGCCGCTTCGGGTACGGTCTCCGCGCAGACGGGCTACATTCAGGTGCTTGTTGGAGCGACCACCGCTTATATCGCCCTGTACAAGAGCGTCACCGTTTAACCAACCGGGGCATAACCCCGCCGCACCCAACCGGATGCGGGTTTAACACGGAGGATTCTCTATGGCGCAGTACGATATCTGGGCGGTAAATCCGACCAGCGACGACGACTATTTCCGCACTTCCGCGACCATTGCGGCCTCAGGAAGCATTGCTCTCCTTGCCAACGATGTCGGTCAGTACGGAACCGGGTACAAGGTATCCATTACCTCTGATGGTGCGGATGCCAACAAGACCTTCACCGTCACTGGCGTAAAGGTGGGTGCTACGGGCTACGATGGTGTAGTGACTGAAACGGTCACTGGCCCCAGCGCGACCGTGGTCTATTCGACCAACTACTACACCCGCGTTAACAGCATCAGCATCAGTGCAGCCTCTACGGGCGGCATCAAGATCGGCTACGGCGGAGACTTGGCGTTCCCGCGCACCCGCATCAAGCAGGTGATCTATGTGGCTTCTTCCGTTGCAGGCAGCATTACCTTCACGGCAAAGCCCAATAACACCACGCTGCTTAAAATCTTCACTCCGGCAGATAGCACTGCGAATGACTCAATGATTCCTCCTGAGGGAATCTTGACCACGAAGAGTGGCAATCAAGACTTCGCGGTGTTGACGCTGGATCAGGTTTCTAAGGTCACAGTTCTCTGCGGGTGAGTTATGGCGAAAAGTCCTGCTTGGCAACGCGCTGAAGGTAAAAGTCCTGCCGGAGGCTTGAACGCCAAGGGCAGGGCTTCCTATAACCGTGCAAATCCGGGTAAGCCGGGTTTGAAACCTCCTGCACCCAAGCCCAAGACTGAACGCGATGCGGCACGACGGAAGTCCTTCTGCGCCCGTATGACGGGCATGAAGAAGAAACTGACCGGTTCTAAGACGGCCAATGACCCCAACAGTCGCATCAATAAATCCCTTCGGGCGTGGAACTGCTGACATGGCAAAGGCAAAGAGCAAAGTCAACGCGGCGGGGAACTACACCAAGCCTGAAATGCGTAAGCGACTGTTTAACCAGATCAAGGGTTCCGCAGTCCAAGGCACGGCATCAGGTCAGTGGTCCGCTCGTAAGGCACAGTTGCTTGCCAAGAAGTACAAGGAAGCCGGAGGCGGCTACAAGAACTGATGGCTATGCGGGTCAAAAAGGATGCGATTGGACAGGCCATCAAACAGTCCTACAAGAATGGCAAGGGAAAGTCTTGCCCTGTGGCGACGATGGATGTCCATGTCAACCTGAAGAACCGCAACCACGCCATCAAGGAATACGGCTACGGCCCACTGAATCCTGATGAGCCTTCAGATAATTTCTGGAAGGCCAAGGCGAAGATGTGGGCGGTGGATGTCGATGAGGCACAGAAGTCCCGTTGTGGGAACTGCGCGGCATTCATCCAGACCAAGCAGATGCTGGATTGCATCTCCAAGGGAATGGAAGCCGGTGACGAGCCTCACATGGATTACTCCATGGATGTCATCGAAGCCAGTAACTTAGGTTACTGCGAGTTGTTCCATTTCAAGTGCGCCGGTGCGCGTACTTGCGATGCTTGGATCGTAGGTGGGCCGATCAGATGAAAGCGACACAGCGTTCATTGAAGGCTTGGACAGAGCAGAAATGGAGAACCAAGAGTGGCAAACCTTCTAGTCAAACGGGCGAAAGATATCTTCCAGAGGCTGCGATCAAGGCTCTCAGCCCTCAAGAATACGCTCGTACCACAGCGGCCAAGCGAAAAGGCAAAGCCCAAGGCAAGCAGTTCGTCTCCCAGCCAAAAGGGATCGCGCAAAAAGTAAGGCCGTTTAGACAACGAGGAAAATGACATGGCAATGTCTCGTGCGAACATGAATCAGCAGATCACCAAGCCCGGCCAGAAGAAGAAGGTGGGTGCGGTGATGCGAGAGTTTAAGAAGGGTGAACTTCATTCTGGCAAGAAAGGGCCGGTTGTGAAGAACCCGAAGCAGGCGGTGGCTATCGCGCTGTCTGAGGCACGGAAGGTCAAGAAGTCCTCTGGCGGCAAGACCTACCGTTAATTCAATTCATTCGGAGATTTATTTATGGCTATGGCAAAAAGACCAATGAATTTGGGTCAAGCATTGAAAGATTACGTTAAGGGTGGAACTCCGCTTCCGGCTGCTTATAAGAATTATCAGAAATATGCTGATATGCAGAAACAAAAATTTGGCCCAGTTACACCTCGTCCTGCGCCCCCTTCTGGTGGCGCTGCTGCTCCTGTCAGTGGCATGGGCGGTGCTGGTGGAACCCAGCAGATGATCAAGAAGGGTGGCATGACCAAGAGCAGTGGTCGCGATGGTTGTGCGATTCGTGGGAAGACGAGAGCCTAACCATGAAGAATCCTCGCCGCTCACCGGAACAGACTCGTGCTGCACAGAAGCAGCGCGAGGAACTGCAACGCATCAAAGACGAAGAGATGTCGCGCAAGATGCAAGAGGCATACAAGCGCGTTCAGGGTCAGAGCGTATCTGGCATGAAGAATGGCGGCATGACTGGTCGTGATGGCTGTGCCATTCGCGGGAGGACACGAGCATGAAAGGCAAAGGACCAATGATGATCATTGCCATTGGCATCGGTAAGAAGCGCAAGGGCGATAAGCGCGAAGAGATGATGGAAGACGAGGATGAGATGAGTGCTGGCGGCATGACTCGTTATGCCGAAGGTGGCAAATTGCCTATGGTCAACAAGGGCGGCGAAAAGGTTCCGTTCTTTGCTGCTGATGGCAAGGGTAAGATGATGGGTGGTGGCATGACCTACGCCAAGGGTGGAATGACCCGTGGCGGTCGTGATGGCTGCGCTATTCGCGGTAAAACCAAGGGTCGGATGGTCTAATGGCTACAAGCGGTGTCGCAACTTTTAACCCTGAGTTTCGGGAACTCGTTGAAGAGGCTTTCGAACGGGCAGGTTTGGAGTTGCGTACCGGCTATGATCTCCAGACTGCCCGCCGGTCCATGAACTTCATGTCGCTGGAATGGGCAAATCGCGGGATCAATCTGTGGACTATTGAACAGGGTACTCAGGTACTGACTCCCGGAACCTATACCTACACGATGCCTACCGACACGATTGATCTTATTGAGCATCAATTGCGAACGGATGCAGGCAGTGTCAGCGGCCAGACGGATTACACCCTCTCCCGTATCTCTGTGTCGGACTATGCCCAGTTGAGCAACAAACTCACTCAGGGTATGCCGCTTCAGATATATGTGGATCGCCAGAGAGCGGCCCCTGTTGTGTACCTGTGGCCGGTTCCGGACAACACCCAGACCTACACGCTAGTCTACTGGAAGATGCGCCGCATTCAGGATGTGGGTAACGGCGGTGCCAACACCATCGATGTCCCAGCACGATTCTTGCCCTGCCTCGTGGCAGGACTGGCGTACTACGTTGCCATGAAGAAGCCCGAAGCGGCTGATCGTGTGGTGATGCTCAAGCAAGAGTACGAGGCTCAGTGGGACTTGGCAGCGGGTGAAGACCGTGAGAAGGCTTCTGTCCGCTTTGTTCCCATGAACGGCTACATTGGCAGGAATGTCTAATGGGCAAGCCGTTTTCCTCAGGTAAAAATGCATTCGGGTTCTGCGACCGCTGTGGTCAACGATATGACTTGCATGACTTGAATCAGCAGTATGAAAACCTGTTGCCGATTGGTATCCGCGTTTGCTTCGAATGCATGGATGTTGATCATCCTCAGTTGCAGTTGGGCCGTGTTCCCATGGATGACCCACAAGCCCTTCGCAATGCGCGACCGGATAACACCTTTTTTGCGCCGGGTAACCAAGGTGCCAATGGCAGTCGGATGATCCAGTGGGGCTGGAATCCGATTGGCGGCGCAGAAGCCTACGACACTGAACTTACCCCGAACGATCTCATTTCGACCGGCTTTGTCGGAACCGTCACGGTGGCAGTGACATGAATTACACTCAACTCGTTGATCTGGTTAAACAGTACACGCAGAACGAGGAAACCTCGTTTGTTGCGAACATTCCCGTATTCGTTCAACTGGCTGAAGAGCGTATCTACAACGCTGTCTTCATTCCGGCGATCCGAAAGAACCAGATTGGAACGCTGACCCCTAGCAACAAGTATCTGACCCTTCCTGCGGATTGGTTGGCGAACTTCTCATTGGCGGTCATTACCCCGGTAACTAACGCCCAGTCGTTCCTCATCGACAAGGATGTGAACTTCATTCGGGAATGCTATCCAGACCCGGATGACAGTGGCGTTCCAAAGTACTACGCCATCTTCGACAAGAACACGCTGATTCTGGGTCCGACCCCGGACAGCAACTATCAGGTCGAACTGCATTACTACTACTACCCGCAGTCCATTGTGACCGCGAGTACTTCGTGGCTGGGCGATAACTTCGAAACCGTTCTTCTGTACGGAACCCTCAGAGAGGCATACCTCTACATGAAGGGTGAACAGGACATGATCCAGTACTACGAACAGAAGTATCAGGAATCGTTGGGTCTCCTGAAACTCCTTGGAGAAGGCAAGGATCGTCGTGATGCCTTCCGTTCAGGTCTTAATCGGATACCGGTCACATGATCTATCAGACACAGACCGTCAGTTTCCGGGAAGAGTTACTGAAGGGCATTCACGATCTTCTGACGGACACCATCAAGTTGGCGCTTTACACGAGCAGCGCCACCCTGAACGAGAACACCACCGTCTATAGCGTGACGCACGAAGTCACTAGCGGTAGTTACTCAGCAGGTGGAGTAACACTGACGGGCGTATCCATCAACAATTACGATGGCACGGTGTACGTCAACTTCAATAATGCGGTTTGGAGTCCTGCAAGTTTTACTGCCGCAGGGGGTCTGATTTACAACGCCAGCAAGGCAAATCGATCCATTGCGATTTTGAGTTTTGGCAACGATAAGACTGCCACGAACTCGTTCACGGTGCAGATGCCTGCGAACACTTATACGTCGGCACTTTTGCGTTTCAACTAGGAGAGTCAACAATGCTTATCAACAAGGCCAAGTCCGTTGATACCGTTGGTGCAGATGTCAAAAAGGGCAACAGCACCAGCAATCGTCTCAAGGGCGGCGGCATCTTTACGGTTCGTTGCCATGACAAGGAAGGCAACCTGAAATGGGAATCAAAGTCCAATAACCTCGTGGTCAATGTCGGCTTGGCCGACATGAACACCAAGTACTTCAAGGGTTCGGGTTACACCGCTGCATGGTATGTCGGTATTTATGGACCTGCTGCTTCGAATAACCCGTCCTCAACGGACACCATGGCAAGCCATGCGGGTTGGACGGAAGTGACGGCGTACAGCAACGCGACCCGACCGGCTGCGACCTTCGGTGGTGCCACCACGGCTGATCCTTCGGTGATTGCGAACTCTGCCTCCCCGGCACAGTTCCTGATCAACGCTTCGGCCAACGTCGGTGGCGCATTCCTCACGAGCGGAGACTCACCGGGCGGCTCGTCCGGAACCCTCTTCTCTGCCTCTGACTTTGCAGCCCCCGGTGATCGTGTGGTGCAGAACGGCGACGTTCTCTCTGTCACCTACACCTTCAGCCTTGATGCTGCCTAAGGAGTTTAAACATGGCTAAGTTTGTAAAGGGTGAACAGGTCAAGTTGGTAGTGGTTGTTCCGGAAGGTCCGGTAGAGAAGTTCATGATGACCGAAGACGGTGTGATCATGTGCCTCATCTCTTGGAAGGACGCGAACGGTCAGAACCAGTCCCGTTGGTTCCCGGAAGACGAACTCGTCAAGGCATAAACGGTGGCCGAAGGCGGATTTGGATCAGGCACATGGGGGCAAGCCGGATGGGGGATGTCGGTCTATTACCGCGCCTCAGACGAAACAGCCACCGTTAATGATGCCAATACTGGGGCCGGTACGCAGTTCAATGCGCCGGTTTCAGAGTCCGTTACCGCCCAAGATACTGTTGCAGCCGTTTACAGCATTGGCGGGGTAGTATCTGAATCGGCTACCGCCGCAGATGCCATATCGCCCAGCAACCAAGTCAACGTCTTTACCTCCGAATCGACCTCCGGGTCGGACGCTGTTTCAGCACAGCAGAACTTTGCAGTTTCTGTGTCTGAGTCTGTGGTGGCAGCAGATGCTGTAGCCGCAGCCAGCGTCTTTGTATCGTCTGTCAGCGAGACGGCTACGGCAACCGACACGGTCGCTTCCGTCTACAGTCTGGGTGCCAGCGTCTCAGAGACGGCCACTGGGGCGGATTCTCTCATTGCCACGGTCAACTTCAAGACCATGGTAGATGAGGCTGTAATGGCTTCTGAGGAAGTCAAAGCGCAGAACGACTTCAAGGTGATGGTTGATGAGTCGGTCACCGGAACCGATTCGATCAATGCAGGACAGGAGTTCATCTCCCAGATTGCTGAGTCCGCGACTGCTCAGGACGATGTCTATTCGGTGTTCGCGTTCCCAGTCAATGTAAACGAGTCGGTTACAGCGTCTGAGTCCAATTCGGCTCTGGTGAACTTCGGGGCCAAGGTATCGGAGATTGTGACCGCCGCTGAAACCGAAGCGGCTTTGATGAACTTCAAGGTCATGATCAACGAGATCGTGACAGCGACAGATATCGACTCTAGCGCAGGTATTACCTTCGATGTGGAGGTTGCGGAATCGGTCACCGCCTCCGACATCACGGCAGGGGCTTACCTCTGGAATCCTGTGGATGACGATCAGACCGCAAACTGGCAGAATTTAAACGATGATCAGACACCGGGATGGTCCGCCGTGGATGATTCGCAAACCACAACTTGGGCCAATATCCCAACGGTGAATTAGGAGTTTAAACGTGTCAAGTACATACTCAACCAATCTGGCTATCGAACTCATTGGCACTGGCGATCAGGCTGGTACATGGGGCGTTACGACCAACAGTAACCTCGGAACCCTGATCGAACAGGCCATTTCAGGCTATGTGACTCAGGCTGTATCCACGGGTACGGACACGACGATCACCATCCCGAACGGTGCCACAGGTGTGGC